CTTATAACTTTACAATCGATTCAAATATTGATCCGTATTTAGTAATTGAAGTTTCATCTGAAAACGGCTACGGAGCAGCTTATAGAGATAAAAAGAATTATGAAATTAAAGGAATTCTTGATTTAAGAGAATTAGAATCATATACTAACTTGACATCTAAGCAATATACAGACGCTGTTATTGGAATAGTTTATCCCTAAAACTCCATGATAACAAAATAGGGATCTATGTATATAATATATAGTATATGTTATTAACCGAATCAATAGATATTAAAATAGATAAGAAAAACTTAATGTTTTATAGAAGATTTTCAAAATCTATTAATATAGGTGATATATTTACAATTGGTATTAATAGTTTATCTAAAAAATCACACGCATTAGTTTCCGTTTCTTGTGATTATTGTGGTTTTATTTTTAATAAGCAATATTATAAATATGTTAAACAACTAGAAATACAAAATATGTGCTGTTGTAATAATAGTATTTGTAAAAATAGAAAAAAGAGGGAAAATAATATTATTAAATATGGGGTAGAATATACCTTACAATTGAAAGAAGTTAGAAGTAGTATTATTGAGACAAATTTAGAAAAGTATGGCGTTGATAATTATACCAAAACAGATGTTTGTAAGGAAAAAACAAAAAAGACTAATTTAGAAAAGTATGGAGTAACATCCTATACTAAAACTGGTGAATATAAAGAGAAGTCCAAACAAACAAATTTAGAAAAATATGGTGTTGAGTTTGTTTTGCAAAACAAACAAATAAAAGAAAAAGTAAAGAGAACCACTACAGAAAGATATGGGGTTGATAACTATACTAAAACTGGTGAATATAAAGAGAAGTCCAAACAAACAAATTTAGAAAAATATGGTGTTGAGTTTCCATCACAATCAGAAGAAGTTAAAGGTAAGACTAAACAGACAAATTTAGAAAAATATGGTGTTGAGTATGTCCTGCAATCAAATCTTATTAGACAGAAAATTAAAAAAACAAATTTAGAAAAATATGGCGTTGATAATTATTCATCAAGTGATCATTTTTTCAAAACAACAATAATTGGTAATCATCCAAATTATATTAAATATTTAGAAAATGGTATTTCTTTATTTAGGTGTGATTGTGGAAAAGATCACAACTTTGAAACAAATTCAGATGCTTTCTTTTGGAGAAAGAAATCAGACTTGCCTCTATGTACTATATGTTACGAAATAGGTAATCATCGTTCAATTAAAGAGCAGTTGTTATTTGAGTTCATTTTCAGTATTTATGGTGGTAAAATAATACAATCATATACAGATAGTAGGCAAGAAATTGACATTTATTTGCCAGATTTAAATCTGGGGTTTGAATTTAACGGACTTTATTGGCATTCAAGTCAATATAAGGATAAAGATTATCATGTTAATAAAACCGAACATTTTAGAGAGAGGGGTATAAGGATTATACATATTTGGGAAGATGATTGGGAATTTAAGCAAGATATAGTTAAATCTATGATATCTAATATAATAGGGAATACAAAAATAAAGATATATGCCAGAAAGTGTGAAGTTAGGGTTATTAGCGATTCTAAGATATCTAATAAATTTCTGAATGAGAATCACATTCAATCAAAGATCAATAGCGTTTTAAAACTCGGATTGTACTATAAAGGTGAGTTAGTATCATTGATGACATTCGACCACTTTGAGGGTCGTAAATCAATGCCGAATATGGAATGGAATCTTTCTAGATTTTGTAATATTTTGAATACTTCTGTCATTGGTGCTGCTTCTAAACTTTTAAACTATTTCATATCACATTATAATCCTTTAAGAATTATTTCATATGCTGATAGAGACTGGTCTATTGGGGGATTATATGAAACCTTAAATTTTATAAAGATATCAGAAGGAAATCCAGACTATAAATATATAATAAATAAAAAGAGAATACATAAGTCAAGATTTAGAAAGTCTAAAACAAGTGTATCAGAATCTAATTTGAATTTATTAAAAATATATGATTGTGGTAAAATAAAGTTTGAATTAGAAGTTGCTAGTACTGACTCGGTGTCGGAATAGTTTATCCTTAAGTAATTATGGTATTTACTTCATAATCTGCAAGAGTAAAATCTATTATCATTACATCTTGATAATTTTCAGGATCTTGTTCAAATGAGACTTCCAAACCATAGTTAGTTCCATTTAGTTCTGGTATATAAGCATCAATTTGTCTTGTTATTAGTGTCTTAACAGATTGTGATGATATTTTAGTTTGGAATAATAGTTTTGGTAAATCTGCTCCAAAATCTGGATCACCTAAGAGTTCACCTTTATTGGTAAATATTATCATTTCATACTTCTGAACAATTACTCTAATTATATCATCAACAATAATTTTGTTGATTGTGAATCTTGGATGTCCTGTGTAACCAATATAATGGTCTCTAAAATCAAATTCTGGCATGAATTATATATTTAAATTGAATGTGCCTTTAATATATATAGTATGTTATGAAATATTTAAATAAACTTAAAGAATATTTAAGTAAGTAAGATATCTCTAAACTTTCCAACAACAGTCATTCCTAAAAGGATTGGATCTGTTTGTCCATCTAATTTAGATCTGTAATCAGATATTACATAATTACATTTGAATAGTTTATCAATATTTTTTCCTTCTTGAAGTGACCACTCAATAAAAGTTTTTCCAAGTATTTGGAATAATAAGTCCATTTTCTCAGCACCATAACAAGACATTAAAAAATGGTATATCTTTTCATAATCAGCAGATTTATCATAGATAAGATTATAAGTATCAGTTTTAAGTTTATTGTTGATATTTGCTCCGGAAGATGAAATTTCTCCGGTGTCTTTAATATTTTGCAACTCGACAAAAATAGATCTTATGTCCGGATATTTTTTATTGATAAGAGAAATTAAATTTTCTTTATCAATTTTGATTTCTTCTTTTGTGGCAACATCATCCATTATTTTTTTATAAATTCCAGTCTTAACTTGTTTTTCTTCTTCTGGTGTTTGTGGATCAAAATTGATAGAAGTAAATCTTGATTTTATACCATCTGATATCTTATTATAATGATTGGTAGTTAAAATGAATCTTACATTTTTATGGTATTGTTCGATGAATGCTTTTAGACCGTCCTGAAAGGATAGACTAGTTCTATCGAACTCATCAAGCAGAATATATTTGTTCGGATCTTCCGAATCAAACATTGGCATGGTTTTGCAGAATTTTTCAATATCATTTCTAAGTATTTCAACTGAAGTATAAAGTGATGAGTTTATTTCTAAAAAGGCTTTGTCTTTTGAATATTTTCCAATTAATATTCTGGCTAGTGATGTTTTACCAGTTCCGTAGTTCCCATAAAATATTAAATTGGATTTTACACCGAACTTTATATGTTTGAGAATTCTTTCAGGTAATATTGTATCTTCTAATGTTTTTGGTCGCCATTTTTCCCAGAGTAATAAATTATTGATTGACATATCTAATATATACGTTAAATTAAAATAGTTTTATATGAAATATTTGAAAATGTTTGAAAATTTTGATCAGGACTTATCAGGTCAAATTGATGATTTGATTTCAAAGTTACCAAGTGGTGTAAAATTGCAATCCAATAGTAAGAAAAGTTTAACATTGTTAATTAATAGTGTTTTGTATCATTTGGCAGCAGTTGATGGTGATTTTGTTATAATTCGTGAGTATGATGATACAAATATGGGTCAATATACACCAGAACAAACGATTGAAATATTACAATGGTATTTGGATAACCCTGATTATGATTCTGATACATCTTCAAAATATTCTAATAGTAGGGTTTCAAATAATATTATAAATGATGTTGTTAATTTTATACGTCCATCAGATCCTATGATGTCGGATGAATATGGATATTATGTATGGGGTGATGATGAGGCATATTATGATGATAAATTGACAGATGATGATTATATAAATTGTATTGAGACTACTGTTTTTAAAGAGGATTCAAATACTGCTAAGAAATTTGGATGGGATTTTATACAGAAAAATAAAGAAGAGATTTTAAGTTTGTGTCGTAAGGAACTTGAAGGCTTAAAATAGATAGTATATGATAGGTGAAAAATTTAATTGGGATGATGTATTTTTGAGAGACCTTACAATGTGCGTTCTCGATACATTAGAGGGTAGGGTTAAATGGGTAAATAAATTCACATCGGGTGATGTGGATGTTAATGTTCCTTTTTATTATTCTATGACTGGTGATGAGAGATTTCTTTTAGATGCTTTTACTGATGATATTGCATCAACTAATCGATTTGTTGAATTAAATACAGATCAAATTCCAAGAGGCCATATAACCTTATCTAATTGGCAAATTCGTTCAGATGAATTTCGTAATCCAAATATTTGGTTAAGAAATGTAGTTGAGGATAATGTAGAGGTAAAAAGAACCTTAAATAAGGTTAGGGCTATCCCTATTACTGCCACATATGATATGTCAATTTTATTGAAGACTGAGGTGGATGTTTTTAAATGTTCTCAGGCAATTATGAATACATTGTGGCTTTATAAGTTTATGTATTTTGAGTATAATTACATGAATATTGATGCTGTTATGTTACAACCGGATACAAATGCGATTGAGATAACAAGGGAGAAGAATTTAAAGAGTGATGGTAATGTAATAAAGATGTCAGCCACATTAGAGGTTCAGACGTTTTATCCTGCATTCCTTACCACTGTTGAGGTTCAGCCTTATAGGACTCGTTGGTTTAATAATATTATTGCTCTGAGAACGGGTTCTCCGAGACCGGATAATCCTAATGCTGGAACGGGAGACTTATCACAAAACAAATAATCAAAATTGTCAAAATATGACTTTTTAGATGTAATATATAGTTATATAAAAAAATAAATTTTTAAAATATGAAGAATCTAAAACTTGAGCTTTTCAACTTTAAAAAGTCCTTGACTTTTGATGCGTCAGACGTGGCTTATATTATTGAAGGTCATCTAAATGGATATACAGAGTTTGCTGAAAAGCAAATGATCCATTCTTTGAATGAAAGATTAAAACCATACACTTATGATAAGCAAGTTAAGTCTTTCTTGGAGAGTCTTAATGATGATATGGCTCAATATGAGTTATTATATGAATTGAAAAGTTTGTATAATGTATTGAATTCAAAAAATCAAGGTGAACTTTATAGACAACCTATTAATGTTCTTTTACAAACTATTAATTTAGAAACAGATCAAGATAGATTGTCTAAAATTCTTAATGAGTTAGCAATTTATGACTGGGTTCCAGAAATTAAATTATTTGTTCACAACTTAACAAAATCTCCAGAAAAGAGAAATAATCTTTTAAGTGGTGGTAAGGCTGAATCAGTTTATACTATTGTTGAGCAAGTTGAATCTGGACACTTATCTTTCATTAAAGATTCTTGGTTTATTTTAACTGAGAATGTAATTGAAAAGACTCTACTTGAGACTCATGTTAAAGATGAGGCAAGATTGAGAACTTTAAGAACTTTACAAACTGCTTTACAGTTTGCTAATATTTCAGAATCAAGAATTGATTTCAGAATTTCTGAATATTTAACTCTTGGTTTAGGTGTTTCTAAAAAGGGTATTTTCATCAATGATGATGAATTAAATGAAGAATCAACTCTTGAGAGTATTTTCTCATCTCCGGTTATTCCTATTATAAATAAGAATTTCTATCCATTGATTCAAGAAGTTTCTAAGAACATGGATTCTTTTGTTGAATTAGATGTTGTTAAGAGAGTTTCTAACTTAATTAATCCTACTTTAGAAGTATTTGCTTTCAATTATAAAAATAATCTTTTTGTTTACAGATGTGATGAAAGATATGGTTATTCGTTCTTTAAATATGAAAGCGCAATCGAATTAGTTAATGAAGTAAGAAATGAATTGAATTTTGATTTAACTTATTTCTTTGAAGCTAAATTGAGCAAAGAGGTTGTTAGTAAGAAAAAACTTGAAGATAAAGAAAGACAAATCACTCTTAAACTTGAAGATGTTGAGTTCAATATTTCTAAGGTAAAAGCATCTCTTCAAATGTTAGGTGAAACTAAAGTATTGAAAGAAGCTCTTAAAAACTTACAGAAGAGGGAAAGTAGCATTAGTGAAGAACTTCAAGCTATTAAAGAACTTCAATACAAAGAAAGAACTAGACTTTAATACAATAATAAATATATTTAAACCCTCCTAAAAAATAGTTTTTAGGAGGGTTTTTTATTAAACTGAATTTTATAAAAAACCTCTAAAATTTCGAGGTTTTTTTTATGCTTTTTAACAACTCGTCATGAATATTGATATATAACATGAAAGCATCACTAATCCTCTGTGATTAAAAAATAAATGCTTATGAATGTACTTAAATAATCGTGAATTATATGTTGAGATTCTTGTATCAAAGGCTCAAGGAAAATTGACCAGAAAAGCTGAAAAAATGCTAGAACTTCTTGGTAAAGAAACAATCAAAAAAATGAGATATTGGAGTAACGATGATAAAATGGATTGTTTCCAGTCCGGCTTACTTGATATGTATCAAAATTGGTTTAACTTTAATGAAGAAAAATCCGTCAATGCCTTTGCGTACTTTACCGAGGTTTTTAAAAGGGGGATAGCCAAAGGTTTCAACGAAATCTACAAGAAGAAAGGGGATTCTGAAAATTCGATAAGATTAATTTCACTTGAAGGATCAAATGATGGTCAAGGTCTTCATTCACTTTAATAATTGATAAAAGATAGAATTGTTTAAAAATAAACAAAGTAGATAGTGTCATATATAATGACTATGCAGATTAGGTGTTACGTTAGCACGCAAATATTCCATATTTGAGGAGGTAGTTAAATTCTACCATCTTGCTCATAAATAATAAATATGAATAAGTGTTATTTTCAATTATGGGAAGAATCGGAAAGAGGTTGGGGGATCCGACCTGATGGTTGTTCTCTTCATTTATCATCAGGGTGTCATAAACAATATCTTAATGATATTTATAATATCAGACAGTCTGAGATTTTGGTTCCTGAGGAATATGATAGGATCAGTGGGGATATGGTAGAGTGTTTCATTTCTGATAGTTTATTTGATATTTTAAAAGAAAAAACCTCAATGAGATTGATGGAACACGAAATGAGAAACTTAATCAAGTTTGAGGAAATATTTTTTAAGCCATGAATATTTTAGCTATATTTTTTATCATCTCGACATTTTACTATTTGTTTAACATTTCTCATTTAGAGAGAAGTTTAGAACAGAGAATGTTAATGTATTCTGATAATAAGTGGATTTTATTAGACATGATATATTATGCACATTCTATTATTTATTGGATTTGGTTATTTATACTTTTATTCACACCATTTAAAGTTTGGGCAATTTTTTTATTAAGTTATTCAATTGGTACATCTATTTTAAGATGGTTAATTGTTAGTAGGAGTAAAAAATTTGAGCAAATCTCATCCTTGATTAAGGTTATAATTCTTATACTATTTATAATAATCCCATTTTTTTAAGATGATCTTCGGTGATAATAATAAAGTCCCATCCTTTTAAATCACAATATTTTATCATTGTTTTCCATTTCTCGGAGTTCTTTTGTGCCATTTTGAATTTAAACTCGACACTTTTTAGTTTTTTCAAATTTGCATCTTTTGGTATTTTAAATAGTTTTTTTTCAAATAATACAACGTCATTATATTCTTCTTTTGGTTTAACCTCAGCGACTACTTTTTGCAAAGACCCATCATCTCTAATAACTTCATAATAGAAATCTGGGTAGTAGCAGTGTGATTTTAAATTTATATCCCCATTTTTTTCATAGTGTGTTAATTGGTAGGGTATTTGTATATTTTCTGATGACCACATAACAACCTTTTTATTTTTATCAAAAAATTGCATAAGCTTTAGCTCCCAGGAACTACGATAATATATTCCGCCTTGGGCATTTAATTTTAGTACTTTGTCTTTATTTATTGGTATATAATTTCCTTGGTGATAGTTACTATTGTTTGGTTTGGAGTTTAACATATTTCGTTTATTTTTTTTAATATAGAATCTTTGTAGGATATTACGATCAATTTTATTGAGTTATCCTCACAAAACTTACTCTTTATTTCATCATTTTTTATTTGATATAAATATTTATTTTTACCTCCCCAATGTTCGACGGGTTTGTAGTGTTGAATTCCGTTAAATTCTATACATATATTTTTTGATGGTATAAAAAAGTCAAATCTTAGACTTTTGATATTTTTACAATTTTTAAATGTTTTTTGCTTGATAAACAATATATTATTTCTTGATAATATAGATTCAATTATTGTTTCACCTGTTGATATTTTTGGTAAAAATCCATTTAGATGATTATATGGTAGTTGTTTAATCCATCCAGTTTCTTTTGAGTATATCTTCATTTTGTGTGAGGAACCTTTATATTCTAAAGTTGAATAATCAAACTCTATAATTCCTTTCCATTCTTTTTTTGACTTTTCAATGAATTTTAGTTTTTCAAGATTTGAATTTTTTTCTCTAGAACAAGTTGGACACCCATATCCGATTGTGTTATCTATAAATCCTTTAAAATTACCATGAATATTGCAGACGAATTCTGATTTTTTATCATATCCATTATATGATAAAATTTTTAATTTTTTGCCATTTATTTTATTTATTATGCCTTGTGATAATTTTCTTTTATCATCATAAATACATTTTGGGCAAGATTGGTTTAGATAGAAGTGATTATGTATTTTTTGAGTGAATTCACCATGTTGATTGCAGATTATTTTTATATAATCTCTTGATTTGTATATTTTATCCTCTATAATATATTTGTAGTTTGGTTTCGCTTTTTCCAAAATTTTTTCTTTTGTATATGCTCCTTCTTTTTCCTTTGAGCATTTGCTACAATTCAAGTTTTTAATATGCACATCATATCTTTGTGAAATTTGACCATGTTTTTCACAAATATAATTTATGTATTTTCTACCATTTATATATTTTTCTCCTAAATATTTTAGATTCTTATTAAGATTTGTTATGTTTTTCATATTTGTATATATAAATATTCAAAAGTGGCATTTAATATATATTAGATATGGGTTACCTAGTAGAAAGAGTTAAATTAAGTCAATTGGTACATGGTGCTGATTTGGTAGATTTTTATAGAAATAATACCTTATTTATGTATGATAAATATACCAAGTCGGAAGAGGATTGTAAAGCAATTTCCAAGTCTGATATAAGAGATGGTGGTTTTTATTTTCTGCAATATATGGATGATTCAAATTGGATGAGATTTTCTCCGATTTTCTGTTGTGATTATCGTAAGTTTTCTAATATGATAGTGATATTGGGAGTTAATTTCAATTTTATTCCATTGGAAATTAGATCATCTGTATTTGATAAGTTTATTACTGAAAAGGATTTTGAAAAAAACAATTTCTTAGAGGTTAACTTTCAAGGAATGTACACTGAGCTATTAAGATATGGATTTGAATATTCTATTCAGGAGTATAATGTTGCTCAAATTAAATCGGCTCATAGAATCAGTTTGGATTTACTTCCTAGATTTTTGTACTCATCTCATCCAAAAAATACATATGATCCAAAGAAGTTGGTTCAGATATGGCAGACTAAACTAGATACGAAGGCGCAACGACATCAGGAAATGATTACATCTATATTGAAAGATTTTTATGATGTTAATAATGATATTAGTGAACAATATGATGCTTTAAGAGATCATATAAATAGATTACGTATAAGTTATGAGAAATATGGAAAACCATAATATGGTTTTTTGAATTAATATATACATAAAAATAAATATCTTATAAATGAAACATATTAAGACATTCGAGGACATGGACTATTTAGATAGTTTAAAAGCTGATAAGAAAAATAAGGCAGATTATGAGGAATCTAAAGAGAAACAGATCGAAGATCTTAGAAAAAAGACTACTGGCAAACATTTGCCTAAATTGGTTTCTGATAAGATTGAAAGAGAGTCATCTGATTTAATGGTTGGAGATAGAAAACAAATTGTTGATAGAGTTATTGATGGTTTGGTTAAGGATGGTAATAATAATCCGGGTTATCAATCATTCAAGGAAGAGCTATTGGCATTTCTTGATGAGTTTCCAAAAGAATAATTCTATAATACTGAATAATATAGAAAAAGGAGAACTCACGTTTCCTATATATACAATACATGAAGGCTAAAGATGTATTGGAGAAGTATAAAATCACAAGAAGAACTTTAAGTAATTGGGTTAAGAAGGGACTTATTGGTGTGGAACAAACACCAAGCGGCCGTTATATATACTATGAGAAAAATAATCCAGTTAATGAAAAGGGGTAGTCAATGTAATCTTGATCAAGACATAGAGTCTTTTAATAAAGATAAATCATCTAAGGATGGACATAAAGAAAGGGCACGAGTTATTGGTATTCCTTTATCAAATGCTGAGTCACAAGAAGAATTGTTGAGATTGAACTATTTTGATAATCTACAACCACTCTGTTCAAAAGTTAACAGAGATATAAAGAAAAATAATTTAGAATATGGCCTCTTATAATCCGTTAAACAATCAAGGAAATGCACAATTTAATGTTAACTCCGCAGTTGAAAATCGTGGTTTATTTTCCAGAATATTAAGAAACCTTTCAACTTGGGGAATGAATTATGATGATATGATCATGCGTAACCAAGTTGGTGTTGGTATTAACGAAGACCCTTATTCTCAACAAGGAAATTCAATGTACGATTTCTTTAGCAAAAGGGCAGTCGCCTCTATTTTAAATAGAAAATCAATTCCATATTTAGATAGATCTTATGCTGATAAGAGAAGAATTTTAAGAGAGTATTCAATTAAGGATGAAATTAGAGATTTTGTTTCAACTGTTTGTGATGATTGTATTATTTACAGTGATAAGGATTTCTGTTCACCAAAAATGTTGCCTACTGATTACACACAGGATATAAAAGATAAGTATCAAGAGTTTTTTGAAAAGATTTACAATAGGTATGGATTTTCTGATTCAGTAAGTGCGTGGACCTTGATGAAAGACTTTTTGATTGATGGTTATATTGCTCAGGAAATTATCTGGGATGATAAGAATAAAAATATAATTGGATTTAATCGTCTTCGTCCGGAGACATTAGTTCCAGCTTTTGAGCCTTCAATCGGTCAGTTATGGATTCAGTTCCCGGAAGATCCACAATTAAGAAGAATCTTTTTGGATTCTCAAATTGTTTTTATTTCATATTCAAGTCAGAATGATTATTCTGAAACTTCTTATATTGAAGGTTTGATTAAACCTTATAATCAGTTAAAGATTATTGAGCAGACTAAGATTATGTTTAACCTTATTAATGCTACTCTTTATCAAAAGTTTGTAATTCCAACTAAGGGTTTAGGTAGACAGAGAGCCGAAGAACAAATCGGACAATTAATTCAAGATTATTCCGAGGAAGTTGAGTGGGATGAATCACTAGGTACATTAACTATTAATGGTTCAAAACACTTATCATATAATAAGCAATATTGGTTCCCTGAGGGTGATGGTGGTACACCGACTATGGAAATTATGAATGCTGGTGTTGGTCATGATCTGAATGAAGATAGTATGTTAAAGTGGTTTCATGGTGTATTGAAGAGAGCTTCTAAAATTCCTGCACAAAGATTTCAATCAGATGAGAATGGTGGTGGTAATGTATTTACTGATGCTGCTGAAATTACTCGTGATGAGGCGAAGTTTGGTAATTTTATTATGAGGTTAAGAGCTAACTTCAAAGAGATTGTTGTTAAGCCTTTAAAATTGCAATTGATGGTTGAATTTCCAGAGTTGAAGGATGATGAAAGGTTTATGAATAGTGTTGATATTGAGTTCCTATCAAATCAATTATTTGATGAGTGGAAGAAGTTAGGAAACTTAGCTAAGAAAGCTGAGATTTTAGGAACAATGAATGCTGTTCAAAAATCTGATGGAACTCCTTATTTCCATATTGAGTATCTAATAGATCATGTTTTGAAATTAACACCAGAAGAAAAAGAAGAAAATAAAAAATATTGGCTTAAAGATTCAGCTGGTGGTGGTGGTGCTGGTCCAGAAGGTGCTGAAGGTGCAGGTGGTGAGGGAGCAGGTCCCGAAATGGGTGGTGGTGCTCAAACGGCTCCTGAATCGGGTGCTCAAGCAACTCCTGAAGCTCCGGCAGAAGAAACGCCTCCAGCAGCTGCTGGTGGTGAAGCAGGCGGTTCAGAATTTGAATTCTAAGCTATAAGTTGAGTTGATTCACTATCAATATAAAATCCAACGACTTGTGAATTAATCACTTTTGGTTTAATTGGTATCGGTATTTCAAGATTTTGCAATTCAAATATTAGCTTACCCATTTTAGTATCTAATATTTTATAAGTAATATTTAATTCTATTATCGATAAATCTGTATCAATTTTAAAGCTGATTTTTGAAATTAAGATGGCACTTTGATTTAGTAGTATATCCTCCCAAACCACAAACTTATCAGAAAAGTAACATACCAATGGTGGGTCAATATCTTCAATTTCAAATAAGCATTTTTGTCCTAGTACAGTACTTATCTTAATATCTCTGATACAAGATTTATAGTCTTTATATTTTTCTAATAAAGTTCTAAAATTTTCAATTTTTTTAATTTCTGGATTTAAATCTATTTGGCATTCCATATCCTATTTTTTTCTTTCGGATATGGTTTGTTTCATTTTCTTATAGATTTTTTTATTCTGAATCGGATATTCAACTCCATGACTTTTGGTTAGTGATTCCTTTCTTTTCTTTTCAGAACACTTTCTACAATAGTAGAATCCCCATTTATTATCATATTTGACATAGTTTTTGAATATGACATCTTTTTCAATTCCACATCCATCACACTTACATTTTATTTTATGATGAGAACCTTTTGATAGTAGTTCAACTGGTATATTTAACTCATCGCCAATCGATACTTCATAACCTAAGTCATCGAAATATTGATAGTTGGATTCATTTAGTCTTATTTTTATCTCTCTAGTAAGGATCATAAAAAACCATAAAATTTTAAAGTATATATCTTTATCAATGACATTCCTCTTAACTAAAAAGTTAAAAAAGATGATTATACTATCAATTCCCATTTAATTTTTCCACAATCCCAAATTTTTGGCAAATCTAAATTCGATTCAGAAATGCCTGTGATGGATTTTTTGAAATTTGATTTATGAACTCTTTTAGAGTTAACTATGTATTTATAATCTTCGTTTGTTTCATAGACTTTTTTAAAATTTAGTATT